TCTGTTGCAATGTTACCTCTGTAGTTAAACGTAAATCCATTATTTCTATTAAAGACCGGTAACTTTGTATAGTCTTGATCTATTTGACTTGCCCACTGATAAAAATATTTTGACAAGACTTGATTGTAATCTTCTAAATTATAATCATTAAGTTTAAGTAATTCACTGTTTAAAATAGAGAAACTGTCGCTAGTTCTAAAGTATCCGGGAACGAAATCTGCAATATCAAAGATATTAGTATCGTATGAAATTTTTATATTATTAAAAATTCTTTTCTCTAATTCTAATAACAATTCATCTCTATAGTCATTGAATGCTATAGTGATACTCCCGTCGTGGCCTTGTATAACATTTGTTGGTTCAATATATGTTGTATCTTCGAGAATTTCAGGTTCAAACTTTGGCCAGATTCCTAACTTAGTCGGTGTAGGAGGAACAAATGTACCGTCTGTTGTGTCATATTCATAGATGTCGATTATATCATCATCGGCCAAGTCAGCTATGATTCTAACATATTCCGAACTAGTAAACAAATAATCTTTTTCGTAAAGTAGTTGTTCTCCGTTTAGGTAAACTAAAATCGATTTATTAGACAGCTTACTCATATCAAAAATATTTGATATTGGATAAAGTTTTACTCTCGAGTCCGCTACAACGTGAGTTATTTTATTATACGATCCATAAGCAAACATATCACTTAAAAAATATGCGTTTGTTTTTGGTGTCTGTTGATTTATTTGATAGAGTATTTCATCTACCTGTTCTCTTATAGTTCCGTCGATTCCTAATTCAGCTGCTGTTCTTAAAAATAATCTCTTAAAGGTTGCATACTTTTCTTTAGCATCCTCGATAGCTTTAAGAACGTTTGCAGTTTTTGACCCAAAATGATACAAACTGAAATTTAAGGGACACGAATGCTGTACAAATCGAGTGCCGTATGAAGAACTATCACCTAGATCCCTTAGATTCCCCTGCCCTATATAATTTCCTGTAAATCCTGGTATGTTCTCAGCAATTGAAGATACATGATCAACTACTTCTCCGAGTGTAAAGTATTGTAAATTATCGTTTAAAGGATTATTTTGTAAGCTAATAGGAACTTCATAATGGCCGTTTAGATTTTTGCTTTGCTTTGCAAAACATTTTAGCGTGATTATATCCGAGTCGCCAATTACAATTTTATCGTTACCTTCGGTAACTAATTTTACTAATTTAAAATTAATACCTGTTTCTATACTATAAGAAGAAGGTTTTATGCGTTTTCCATTAACATATACTCTGACTTCTAGATCTATTAGATCATTTACATTATCATATACATCAATAGGAAAATTGTCGCGTATATCTGTTCCCTCAAATATTCTTACAATTGGTTGAACATTGTTAATTAAATTTTTGCACCAGCCATTTGCGTATTCATGGGCTGTCAAACTATGAACAATTTTTAAAAATCCTGTATCGGTCTTTTTCGCTAAAGTTTGAAAATTTTCTTTATATTGAAATGAGTCTGATAACAAATTAAATTCAAACAGAATATCGCCCACGTTAGCAATATTCTGATAGGATAACCCAAATCCTAGTTCAGCATCTGCAACTAATGAGGAAGTTTTATAAGAAAAGATTTTATTACCTTTAAAACTAGTACCGTCATAGACAGAAGAATCTGCAAAACTAAAACCATTACTATCAAAAAGATCAAACAAAGGAGCTTGGTTTACGGAAATTTTTTGCTGACCTTTAATCCAAGAATTGCCATCATAATAATACATCAGTCCTTGATTTTCTTGACCAAATTTAACTAATACTGTTTCACCGTTTATGGGGGTAGAATCTTCAGTATCAACTAAAGTAATTTGATCCTGAACTGTAGTTATAATGTCAAGGAGATGAATGCCTTCGCTTTGTGAAGTCAGAGTGATGATATCGGTTAAATTTTTATCTGAGTAAAGTCTTATTCTTTTATTATCAACTACATAAACATAGGCAATTTGTCTGTTAACTAATCCGCCAATTGCGGTATTACCATTAGACAAATATTCAACTTTCCTACCGTTAACTAATCCGTGATCTTCGACAAAATTAAAATGATTAGTAGGAATTTCTACATTATCAATTCCGTTAAACTCAATTTGTCTATTTGCAGGTTTTACATTAATAAACTTAACTTCAAATATTTTTCCTTTTACTCTTATATCAGTGTCTGCTGTAAAAAGAATTCTCTGTCCGTTTACTAAATCTACATTATCAATGTTATAACCTAAAGTTCCTTCGATAGTACTAAACACATCAGTAGTAAATGTGTCTATTAGATCAACATTCTTCTTTGCCTTTAAACCAAAATTGTATAATTTTAAGCCTGCGTCAAACTCAATAATTGGACGTTTTGCTCTTGATGACTGATCTATGTCAGGAGGAAGCGAATTTAATTCATAGCTAGTTTTAATTACATCTTCGTGAAACCATCTGTTGTAACGTGACCAAGGATTTCTATCTGAACTAGATCTATTAACTGTAATATAATCTTTATTTGAAGCTAGAGTACTTGCATCGCTGAATGGCAATATATCAAAAGGAGTATCATCAAATAATACTTGACTATCTGAGGTATATGTACTGATTATTTCTAAATCTTTTTCGCTTACTAAAATAATCTTAGATCCAACTCCCTCAACATACCATATTGAATTAGAATAAATTTCAGGAACAACCTTTCCAGTAAATTTAATTTTCATACCGTTACTAAAAGATTTTCCGCTCGACATAGTATATGTCTTTTTTCCTAATATATCTTTTTCAACATCTAAAAAAGTATTCTCAGTAATATCTTGTATATTAAATATTCCCGATGAATCTATGTTATTTTCACTAACATAAAAAAGAAAATCAGGTGCATCATCGGCTACTGTAAAAGTAATTGTTCCTTTTTCAACTGCAAACCCGTTCACACCTTCGGTATATCTATCTACTCCTCCGATGGATCTAGAGGTTTTAATACTAAACGGTTCTCCGGGAGAGTCTATTATAAAATTATAAGTTTGCCCTCTAAATAAAGTCAATGACGGATTTTTACTCAGCCCGTCAGGTGTAAACACAAAGGTTCGATTATCACCCTCGTCAACAGTTGTTACAGTGTATGTGCTTTCTATTGCTAGTTGCTGACCAGGAACTGATATTACAGGCGGGCCATAAGGCAACCAAAAATATTGTTGAAAATTAGCAAATTTATCCCAACAAATATGAGGTTCCCATGAATAAAACTCTTGCTTGTTAATACGTTCGTGATTATTAACAATCCCGTTATTGATTTCGATATGGTTCACATGATCGATATAGTCTTTTAAAAACGATACGTTTCCTAAATAATCTTGAATTATTGCCGCGGGCTCTAACTGATAATTGTCTCTTTCTGTATCTGACGCTTTAATAAAAATATCATTAGATGTAACTGCTTTAGCATTCTTTCTTCCGATGTAACCATTTATTTTTTTAACTTTACCGGGCTGTGTTAGTTGATCTACTGTAGCCTCTGTAAATTTTTTATTAGAATCTGTTCTATAAATTCTTGGTAATAGATTAGATGACTGTCTTTTTATGTTTGAACCAAGAGGAATTCCAGACTCATTTTGATTTTTATCGTACGCCATTAAGCACTCCCGAACTCGCTACTACTAATAGTTTGTTCATTCAGTGTAGTTGACTGAATGAAAATTTCTCCTGAACTTTTTATCTTTGTTGCAGTAACAGCAGAAATAATTTCGATATCATTGACTGTTGCCCCATTGACAAATAGTTGATCTTTTTCTGCTTGAATTTCAAACAAACTTCCAAAGAACAAGTTTGATTTATTAGGGACTATAATAAAATTAACAATATCAGGAGCTAGCTCATTCATCACATAGGTAGCTAGCTCGCTGAAATAAAAGCTATCACCAAAATCCCAATTTTCTAATAAGAAAAATCGATTTATAGCAGACAACACTCTTGATTTAACATCATTATCACTTATGACTCTTTCAGAATTCTTTACTACTTTAAATGTTGCCTGTAATTCAGGAGTGGCCTGATTTCCGAACAATATTTTATATTTTACTGGATGGTAAATTATTTCGTCGCTTATTGATTTAATTTTATTAAGATCAACAGATAATAGATTATATAACTCGTCACTGCTTGGCGGCAATGGAGCACTTAAGATATTACCTTGTAAATATCTTCTAAACTCTTTATCATAATTTTTTGTAAGAACAAAGATATCTATAATGTTAGTAAGGCCTGGATCAATTCTAGATTCATAATCTGCATTATGAATATACTGAAAGTTTAATTTATCTCGACCTTGATAAACTCTATACGTATCACTAAATGATAGTTTTCCTTGAAGTAAATTTAACTTTTTTACTACTTCAGTATCAACAAAATAAAAATGTTGTTCGTCAACATAATTGTTATAATTGCTAATGTTGTTTTCTGAAGGCAATATAATTACTTCTCCGGTGTTTTCAATATATCTATAATCCTCTTGTCCTTGACTAATTGCATATCTTTCTTGTACAACATAAAAATCTAAATTATTTTTTTCAATTAGTTTTTCAAATAACTCAGGATCGTCTACTACACCATCTTCGTCAGTATCAGCAAATGTAAGTTGAATCTTTTTAGTATCAATGTATCCATCTAGGCCTTTAAACTCCTCAGTAATTTCCCAATTTAAATCTAAGGTATAAGGTATAGTTAGATCTGGCTGAGTATTAATTCTTAAAATTTTAATTTTATCTTTTACTGTAGTGTTTGTTTTAACATCGTAAATTTTGTCGCTGGCGTCAAAATAAAATCTTATTTGTTTGTCGCTTTCAAAAATATATCTTAACTGTCTATATTGAACAGTATAATATTCTGTATCAGTAGTAAACAGGAAAAGCCAACTATTATCTAACTTTTGATTAGATACGTCGCCTGCCTTTCCTAGACTAAATGTAATATTTTGATTTAAATTAGTTTCAAAAATAATAGTCCAGGACCTATTACTAAGGTCGTATCGTAGTCCGAACGGCTTGTTTGAATAAATTAAATCTACCATTGTACTAACAACAGAAGCATCAAGAGAAGTTCTCCAACGAGGGATAATTTGTTCTAAAACAGCATCTGACGGTATTAGATCATTTAACAAAATAGTTCCGGATCCGTCTGGTTTAATTCCTGTATTATTATTTGTACCGTCACCGTAAACACTTATTATAGTTGTCCAAATCATAGAAGATGAATTTGGTATTAGCGAAGGATTACCGGTTGTAGTCTTAATTTTGTTATTATCGGCAGTGTCAAAATACTGCGTAGCTGGATCAGGTACAACAAATTTGCACAGTGCTCCGAATTCAATATATTTTAATTCTGTAGTAGTAAATGTTCCGGTTTTAAAAGGAGAAAATTCAGACAAATCAGTAAAATAACCAGTAGATTGGTTAGTGTCAGATGTTATATTAATCCACTTTACATCTACTGGTGCTGTATCAATATTTGGAAATTCTGAATAATAAAAGTCTCTCAATGTAACTTTTTCTAAAATAGATGTTATTTCATTGTATATGATACTTTCAATATCTGTTCTAGTAAGGTAGTTCAACTTAAAGTTGTCAATAAATCTTTCTATATAAACAGCACCGTCGTCTGCAAATAAATTTGTTTTACTATATTTTCCTGTTGGGTCAACTAAATCAAAAAATCTGCTAATTCCGCTACTTGATCTGTTAACAGCTTTTATTTTTGCTACACTCTGACTGACCGATAAGGGACTAATATTATAGTCCTCAGCGGTGACCATTCTGTTTTGTGTATAATATGTAGCAGGAGCATTTGACTTGATCTCTGCATTTGTCTCAGCTGCTGAAGAATTAGCCACACTTGTTTGTAGAGCTAACGTAATAGTTAAGGTTTCAAGCTGTCCTATATTTGAAACATAAGGGATCTCAACTGTAACGCCCCTTATATCCTTAGGATTAATAGTATACTCTAATCCGTTGCTTATTCTATAATAAACTCTAAATGTTCCTAACGGTAAATTCCCAAAAGTACCGTCGCTAAATGATAGGCTTACTCTATCATTTGCCCTAGTTATAACTGTGAAAATATTTTTAATATTTTTTTGTAGACTATTATAGATAATATTATTTCCTTCTAATGAAGGAACTTTTGCCCACTGCTCTGTTTCAAATCCATTATTATCAATCTTATAAAGCCAGATATCACTATTATTAACATTAACTGCTTCAAGGTCAACTACTTCGTTAGTTGAAGGCTGAGTAATTGTAAATGTTCCTTGGTTTAATGTTCCTTGTCTAAAATGCAGGAAAAATCCAGTTGAATTACTGGCTGGTCCTTTGCCGTCTTCTCTATAAAGAAACGCTAGATTGTTAGCAACACTTGGGGATTCTTCATAGATTTCATCAGCACCTGTAAACACAGTGCTTACGATTTCGAAGTCCATGTTACGACCGTCTACAGTCTTGGTAAAAGAATAAACAGGAACATCTGCATTTGCACTTTGAAATCTGTATTGTTCAGTAGGAATTCCGTAGATTGTTTTTTTGTCATCAGGGTTTCCAAATTGTTTACTTGCGGGTATGGCTGCGTTAATTATTTTAATGAATTGATCGTACCAATTAGTATTAGCTGGGTCGTTCCAGAGCACTGTTTGCCCTGCTAAATTTCTACCATTACTATCTACTACGGTCTGCGTGGTGCTCACGCTGGTAAACTTTAAAAGACCATTAGCAGCAATATTTCTTTTTGGAACATAACTTAACAGTCTAGCTAACCGCAGAACGCTATCTCTTCTTTCAGCAAGCTCTAAAAAATTTTCTCTAGCATTTAAGTCTACCCTAAATGCAACATTTTGACCTAAAAATGCCAAGAGATCTACTAGCGCAAGATATTCACTTGACTCAATATAATCGTTAAAATCTTCTGGATAGTTTTCTCTTAGATAAGAAATCATAGTCCTGCGAAGATTCTCAAAATCATAACTTTGAAAATCTGCATTTCTATAACTTTGGTAAATTCTTTTCCAATCTTCTGCGACTAAAAGTCTATTCTGTCTATCAGTTGCTGACATATCTGTTCCCTTTTAACAGATATATTTATTGGAAATAATTATATGGGTGTTTAATTGATGAGCCCGTTGTCTTGATCGAATTTAAATCTTAGAGACTCAGAAATATTGTAAGGAAGGTAAGTCAAAGTACATTCAATCTGTATGCCAGTTTCATATTGTGTAACAATTATTTGCTCTGTTCTAACTCTTGGATCATAGTTAATAATTGTTTCAACATTTTTAGTAATTAAATTTCTAATTTGATCGGTTAGGGGTTCAAATAACAAGTCCCAAATAATTGTACCAAATTCTGGCTGTTCTAGACGTTCTCCCTGGCGTATATGAAAATGATTTAATAAATCCTGTTTGATTAATCGCAAATCATATAGGGTAAAAGAATTAGTGTCATTGGAAACTGTACTGAATCCCCTGTACGTTCTAGCGCCAGGTACGAAATTAGCCTGCTGAGGAGCGGCTAATGTTATATTTTCATATAATCTATTTCCAGTAACCATGTTATTATTTAACTTCCTTTTCTAAAGGTATCTGCTATACTCAGCTTTTTCCATTGAGCAGCAGCATCTTTAATTGTAGTAGACTGCCCTTCGTATCTTCCGTCAATGTCTCTGTCTGTTTTAGCAGGTTTGTACTTTAATGGATCTAAATTTTCATGCTGAGGATATGGTTCGTGGGTAGGAACTCTGCGCATGATTAAGTTTCCAATTGACCCCGAATCATCTGTAGGTAGTAAATGTGTTTTCAATTCTTTTGGCTTTAGTGCGACGCTGGCAGCTGGACCATTCATATGAATCTTAGGGGCAGTTTCGATAATATTACCACCGGCTTTGGTTTCATTTGTTAACCCGGAAGTTTGCCAAATATGTCCTTTAGCATTAATATCTAGGTGCCCGGCCCCCTGTGTTGATCCTGTTTGCCCTAACAAAATTTTTCCATTAGCCCCTATTAACAAATTGCAATCCTTGCCTGATTCCATTTGAATCTCGCCTGCTATCTTGATATTTAAATTTCTTCCGGCTTGCATATTGATGTCACGATCGGCAAGAAAATTCAAATCTTGTTTTGTATGCACACTTACACTGTCCTCTGCATAGATATCAATTTTTCCATCACTGGTTAGCTCTATCCAAGTCGTACCTTTGCTATTACCAATATAAATCAAATCTTCGGAGTTGTGTAAAAGAATCTGATGACCGGTTCTAGTTCTCAACCTTACTAACTCGTTATGGGGAATTTTATTGTCGCCGCCGGACTCTTCTGCTTCTAGATTAACATACTCTGGAGGACCTTCACTGGCATTCTTTTTTCTTAAAAACTTGTCGTCACCATCATCCATGACAAACGTACTGCCGCCTAGTCTACTAACAAATGCCCCTGCTATTTTATGTTCAAACTTTCCAACTTTACCGCGTTTTCCTGTTTTATCTATGGGACCAGGAGTTGATACACCAAACACTGCACTAGGTACTTCACGACGAGCACTAGAAGTAGTTAAACCTCTAACATCATCTTCTAATAAGCCTTGAATATCTAACATATCTTGCTGATAGGGGTGAACTGGTTTTTTAATTTTTGTTGGATCTTGTATAGATTCGTTGATATCTTTGTTGTATTCTGCAACAGGCACAGTCGTCTTTTTTCCGTCCTTGCTATAACTAGTTGCAGCCATTCCGGGTACCATAAAATTCATATACCGATCCTGAACACAACCAATCCAAAAACCTTTTTTAGGATCACCGTTAGCAAAAATAACCATGACAGTTGTGCCTACATCAGGAGGTATCATCCACCAACCATAGCTTTTTTGAGTTTCATTGTAATTGTCGTTGTCTGAATCTTTACCTAAAAACTCTGCACTAGTTACTCCATAAAAAGGACTTAGGTATTTGACCTGAAATACTTGTCCTTCTCTAGCATCATTGTTTCCCACGGGATGTAATAATTCAACTTCTAAAGATCCCATATATTCTGTATCAAGATGACTAATAATTTTAGCCAAGAAGGGTCCTGAATTAGGTAAATTTTCTTGAGGCGATCTAGTTAGTTCTGGCATATTTTATATAGTAAATGGTGTTCTTACAGGGGGACTAACTTCTGTTACTGTTCCCTTGTTATCAATAACGTTTTTAGATCCTGTTTGATTGGTTCTAGTAATAGCTGCTAAGAAATTAGCCTGTGTTTGTTCCCACGTTGGAACACTATCAGATGCCACAGCCAGTGTTGGTTTAGCAGGAGCTTGATCGGCATTTTCTTGAACCATTCTTCTTGTCATACTTAACTCTTGTGAAAATTTACCTCTAGAAAATATGCTGTTAATAGTTTGTACTTTATAAAGACCGCTATACTCGGCTACTAGTTTATCAGGACCAAATTCATAAAATCCAGTGTTTTCGTTTAGGTCAACTGGTGTTCTAAAATTTAATATTATATCGACTTCGCCACTTTGATAATCAATTGTGCCATCGGCATTAATATTAATTAAACTTGTTTCTGGTGCAGTATAGTTTCCCATGCCACTGTCTCCGAGAAAATAAGGATCCCCTATAATTGCCATCTCAACATTAATCATATCTGCACCTTCTATAAGAATATCATGAAACTGCCTTGCTATTCTTGTTTCTAAAGTTTCAATTCCGCCGCCGCCAGCATTGTCAGTACTGGTGTTTATACGATCGTATCTTCTTTGTGTTCCTATAGAATTATCTGAAATAGTCGAATTGCCTACACTATTTTGTCCTCTTTCAACTGTTTCGTCAACTGTTCCACTTTCTTCAGTTTGTTTTTTAATATCTTGATTACTAATTCCAGAATCTGCTGTGTAACTTTGATAAAATGCTGCATTAAAATTTATATTGAAGCTTAGAACATCTAAGTTTTTTCCTGTAAAAATATAGTTAAATTCTTTAATAGCCTGTTTTTTTAATTTTTCAACGCCTGGAGGCGGTGTGTTTGGTGCCAGTAGTCTACTTGAATTGACTAGATAAGGAACTACGCGATAAACTATTATCTTAGGTTTTTCTCCTGTTAGTCCAATATTTGCATCTGTAGATTTGTTATACACTTGCGTTTCTATTCTCCACCAAGGAACCATCCCTTCAGCTGTAATCTGATTATTACTTGTAGCCTGTCTAGCATAGTCACTTTGCAAAATTACTTGGTTTATAATGTTTACTACATTTGTTCCTTGTTTAAATCTAAAATCTGAAGTATTTGACGCACTGTTCACACTTGATCTGTTATAGTACCCCGAAGATTCATTATAGGTAGCATTATCTTTAGCAAACTCCTTGTCTGGAGATCTTAATGAATCAAAGGCCATATTAGAAGAACCAATTTTATTAACTGCTGACTGAGTATAATAAGCTGCGGCGCCGCCTTTGGTTACTCCTAATTTTGTTTCTATAGTATTATTCTGTGAAACTTGCGATGCATTAGTAGTTGCAGAATTTACAGACTGTGAAGAACCGCTATTAGAAGTTTTTAAATCTGTTGGGAATAATATAATAACCTCATCCGGTACACTAATTTGAGCTTGGGTGTCTTTATTTGTTGTTTCTCTAATTCTGTCATTTATCTGTTTCTGAAGGCTCTTTGGTCCTGACTGTAACATTTCTTGAACTGTTGCTCCAGAGATGTTTACATCGGTCATTAACATGGCATAAGAATCTGCAAATCCTTGTTCATTCCACGGATATGCTTGTACGTCATATTTTGCACCCCGTTGATCTACTGCCATTTCTACTTCTCGTAACTTTAAGGGAATGTATCTAGTTGTTCCTGGTATATTAACTCCAGTTGTTTCCCCGTCTATATGTCCGGTAAATTCAATTTTTAATAAAAAAGGAGCTGTAAGATAATTTTGATGTCCCGCATTTTTTGCTGCTACTTGAATAGCCTGCATGAATAGCCCCATACTATAAGGCTCGGTTACCGTAAATGATAATGACGTGGTATTCGTATTACCAGTTGCTTTATCAAATCCCATTGCACCTTCAAGTCGTAGATCGTCCATAAAAAAATCAAACTTTCCTGACGGATTATTTTGTGTTGCAATTGCAGTTGGAATTCTATTATCAGGGGTACCACTACCACTTTTTAAAATAATTGTGTTTGGCTTAATTACGCCCTTTCGATAATTTTCATCAGGAAAATTTATTTCGTCGTCTGTTAATACAGATAAGGTAAAAATATAATTTACAGTAGTATATAAACCTAATATGTTTGGAAAAGGTGGTGTTTCATTTATTGGAACGATAGTTTTTTCGGAAGAACTATAGTCAGACAATTTTCCTATATCAGCTAGATTGCTAATATTAGCACTTGACGGATTTGGTATTCCGGCATTTGCCAGTGCAGATTTTCCGAACGCTGCAACTGCTGTTCCTCCTTCGTTAACTAAATTTTTTAAATCTCCTGAAACTGACAAATTCTTTGCTATTCCAGTGTTTGCAACAACTGTGTTACTGCCTGTTGATGCAGTTGTTGCTCCTGGATAGTTAGGACTCTTATAGCCCGGAGGAAAAAAACCTGTGGGCATATTAAACTCCTAACACCGTTTTTAAACTTGATCCTTTTGGAATATAAATTTGCTTTCCAGGTAAAAAATCAAATATTGGATCTTGTAAAACATCTAAATTTC